TTATGATTGCCTCAATCTTCCCTTGCAGTTTTACTTCAGCCGCCACCGATGGGCGCACAATCTCTCTCCAAGTTGTTTGTCGTTCCGCTTTGTAGGCTTTGATGCTCTCGTAGTAATTTGCTATAATACGACTCCCGTGCAAGTTCTCTAAATTTTTTCTCCGTAAGACAAGTGCGTTCCTGCGGAATTTTAGGGTATTTGATCATCACTATCGTCCACAATTCCTGGTCTCTGTCCATTAATTTCTATGGTTTGCATTTCAGTAATAGGGACCATTCCCGATGGCATGAAAATCATGTTCATCTCCGGTTCGGGCCTTGCGCCATAGCGAAGTACTGCTCTGCGCTCATTGTATGTCAGCCAATGTGCATCCCGAACAGAGTCATTCAAGTCCTTAAGGTCTTTTTGTATCTCTGGCAGTTCTGTGTAATCAAAGTCGATGTACAACTTTCGGTTACCGGATGCCTTGAACCTTGGAGTTAGTTGCCGGTTGAGCAAGTCACGCAAAGACTTCCATTCCGGAAGAAGTTTGTTTACAATCAACTGCTTGATAGCAGATTCGTAGTTATTGTATGTCGTATGCTCTGCGTCAAACAGCACAGTCGGTACACCATAGATATTGCAAAGACGCTGAAGGTTTAGACGCTGTGCATCTAACAACTGAAGGTCAATGCTTGTCATGCCAAAGTTGTGGTATCCCCAATCACCGGCAAGTGCAGTAACAGCACCTTTTTGTGTATTGCTGTTTATCCGCTCATTGACATCATTCATAATGGATGTGACATCTTGCCTTGACATTGTCCTTGGCAAAGCCTTCCCAAACAATGCGCCTTTCGCACCATTGTTGACATACATGCCACCGGATGCCTTTTGGGCATACAAAGCATTGTCAAGAATATTCTGTGCGGCAGTCAGGGGAGATAGGCCACGAAGATGCATGTACTCAAACTCATCCACAACCGGATTGAAGTATTTCCATACAATCATGTCCTCCTTCTCCACCGTCATAATCGGAATACCGGCATGCTTGATGTAATAACCATCAACGCCAAACATATCATTCTGCTTGGACATCATGCCTACCATAGGTGGAGGAATGACTTGTAGTTGCAGAACCCTTCCACCTGGGTTTCCACCGGTATTCAGGTAAAGGTCTCCTTCTCCGAAAATGAGTTTGTAACCAAAGTAGTTTTCAAGGAGGGAAGAAAGGCTTTGCTCATCGTTTGGGTTCTCAAGCAGATTGCTCAAGTCGTTTTCGACTACAACCTCCATCGAAAGGTTCTTCAGCATCAGCGACCGCTCCATATTGCTACCTGACAAGAATCCGGATGGATTCATTGCCTTGTATTGTGCAAACTTCTGCAAGTCCTTGATTTCATATACATAAACCGGAAAGGATGCAAACTTCTGCGCCAACATCGACACAATGGAGTAGATACCCTCATGTGTATTGTAACTTTTAGCATACTTGTACTGCAATAAATCTTGCATGTACATCCGTGGCCGGTACTGATAAAGTTCCGGCATTACGCTTTGTCCTACCGGTATTTCAGGGAAGGCGGCTTTTTCTCTGTTGAATAACTTGTCAAATATTCCCATCAGATTACATACCAGTCAAGCAGGTCGCTTTTAGAGTGTGTGAATATTGCATACCGGCAGGCATCAATCAAGTGGTCTTTGTACTTGACCGGAACATCTGTCGGTACTCCATTTTTGTCAAGCTTCCAGCAATATCCTCTTAATTCAGCCATAAAATTAACTGAAAACTCTGTAACATACAGAGGCATGGATTTCATCTTGCGGATTCCTTCCAAAACATCCTTGTCTGCTTTGTAGGCATTCCATCCTGCTCTTGTCAATTCCTCAATGCTTTCTGCCGCTGCCGCATCGCAATATAGTATGTCATCCTTGAACACGCCTTCGGTTTCCATCCGGACCATCAAGTCTGCGGTGGTTAGGTTCTTTTCGTATATCACCTCATGTGCAAATACCTTGTCATCTTTAAAGCCAACCTTGACCACAGCAGATGGCGCATTAAAACCAAAATCCACCCCATAAACAATATCCTGACAATCCTCCGGAAACCGGCTCACCGCCTTCCAATGGGTGAAGATTTTATGCAGGGATACACCCCTCAATCCAAGACCGAAAACACGCCAGTAGTTATCGTCAGCCTCCTGCATGGATTCGATTCGCTTTATCAGCGTATCCTCCAGAAATGGGTTGTCTTTGTAGGTCGTAATATAAAAGTCAGCCTCCGGTTTTTCTGCCCAGTCATAGAACCAACCCTCCTCATCAGATGGGTTGAAATCAAGAACGGTCTTTTCGGTCGTACGCAGAATTAACTGCATAGCAGACTCTTTCTCAATCTCATTCGCCTCGTTCATGTATAGGTAGTTCCGCTTCCTACCCCGTATCTTCTGCGGTTGGTCCGTGGAAATGAACTCTACAAGGTTTGACCCAAACTCATAGGTCAGTTGGGTCTGATTGAACCGGTTGTCATCCCATGCGCCAAGCTTGAGCATTACATCCTTAAAGTCACGGAGGATAGTGCCACGAATGGTAGGTAGGGATGCTCGGCAGATGGATAGGATTTTATTCTCTTCGCTCATTAGTTTGATGCAATACCAAATTAGGGTATTGACCGTCTTACCGGACCTTGCGCCACCTTGAAGGATGGTTATCTCCTTGCTACTGTTCTCAAGATAGTGGTAGACTACCGTAGTGCCGATATCTACACTTTTCTCAACACCGACAGATACCAATTCTTCTGCCGCTTTTATGCCACGGGTCAGTCGGCTTGTTTCCCGACTAATATGTGGGTCGGCATTCTCAGGAATTAGTTTCCGCATCAGACTCGCTTATTTCGATTGTTTGTGGCTGATTGGGCAGATTCACCATCACATTGATCTTGGTTTTGCTTGGGCCGGTATTATTCGCCTTGGCATCCTCTTGGTAACCCCGATGCTTAAGTTTGGTCTTGCAATAGAAGATAGTTGCCGCAGTATCGCCCTCCATGATTTTCCGCATCAGCATATCCTCCACCTTATCACCTATCTCCTCTATAAGCACCATGACCTGAAACCGGAACTCCCGATCGTCATTCAGCCACGCCAAATACTGACCCCTATCCAATTTCATGGCCTTGCAGGCTTCCCCGACATTTCCACGATATATCCGTAGGGTTTCAAGGAACTGAAACTGAATACGTTCTACCGCACCTTCCTCAACCAATTTGGTTTTCACAATATTTTTTGTTTGTTTTAATGAAGATTTCATATACCTTCGATAAAACTTTTAAAATATGACAGACACATTGTTCTTACTCGCCATCATTATTGGTCTGATTGCCATCATCCGGCCAAGACCTGAATCTGATGAAATTAAGGTCATCACCGACCCTCATCACGAATTTGCCCATATGGTAGTTATCGTTTTGTGGTGGTTTGACTGCCAAGACGAAATTAAGGCATTGGACGATGTTTACAGAATCCAAAAAGCCGATATGATAAGAAGAGGCAAAGACTTGGATGAAAGTTTTATTAGAAAATGCTTAACAATCACCGAAATATACTACGAATCATGCAGAGCAAAGTTACAACTAAATGGAGCGACCGATATTGCATCCTTGAACTAAAGCCGGACAAGGCATTGGTCACCGACCCGATGTATATCCACGAACTCACCGAATTTGTCCGGAAAAAATACTCGGAGCAACCGCTGTCCTACTTTAACTCCAACCACGCCTTGTGGATAGTCAATATCGACAAAAACGAAGTCAGACCACTTTCACTTAAAATCGAAATCTAAAAAAATGCGAAAAGACAAACTTGACCAGGATGGGGTCTACCAAAACCATCTTAAGCAGTATGCGTGGAATGTTGCGCCAATAACCGGAGATAACTCCAAGCAGAACTTCCAAGAGCATTTCCATGTCCTTGTTGGCCGAATCAATGAACTGAACACCTACACCGGCAGGGAGATGAGGTACGCCTACGAGACCGACATCAAGGATATGCACAACCGCAACATGCTGTTCCAAGCCAACTTTACCCTTGATTTTGGATTTCTTAAGCCGGACATCTTCAATGATGTGTTTTGGCAGATGGAGGAATGGGTGCTTAATGACAAGGCATTATTCTGCTCAGAGGTAACCCTGCATGACGATGATGGCAAGTACCACATTGAAGGTTTGCTGAACACAGATGCGGAAATAGAGGATGACCGGTATATCATCTGCACGGTATTTGATTACAACCTCGCATCCGCTTTGCACATATTCCTGAATTGGTTTCACGCTGAAATTTCCCATTATGCGAGCATCCGGAACGTTCGTTGAGGTTATCCACCACCTCAAGATTGCCAAAGAGTTTTTGGACTCGTTTGTTCGGGAAAAGCCAGGTACGGTAGGCGAGCGGATGGCAAAGCAGTACATAGCAAGGATAAACTGGATATACCAAGACCTCATCACCTTTCCGAATTTCCCTGACATCGTGCGTCAGGGGATTCGGGAGGAATGGGAATCTGATCCTTTCCTATCCATCGCTATCAATGAAAAACTTGCTATCTTGAATCCTACCCAAAGGACTGCCATAGAAAACATCATTGATGAAGTCCTAAAGGGCCAAGAAATAATTGTAGAATCAAAACCACCTGAAGATGGCAAGGTCACAGAACAAAATCCAGGAGTTCATAGATGACATTCCGGTAGAATTTGAGGCACTCAAGCCAAAAGCCGAAAAATTGCTTGATGCCCATAGGCAAGATGTCATCAATGCATTTTTGGCGGCAGGAAGAAAAACCGCAGACCCAGTAACACTTATCGAATGGGCCGAGGAGTATTACGAACGAAAACACATAACCAAGTGAAACTGACAAACACGCAAGCCAACCAAGCATTACTTATAGATGCTATCGTAGCCGTCTACAAAGTCCCTATCGAAATGCTCAACACTCGCATGCGATTCCGTGAGGTGGTCAATGCCCGACAGATGATGTTCAAGGTAGCCTACGATCATTTCGGGATGACATACAGCGAAATCGGAAGGGTTCTTCTGCCGGACCGCAGGAAATTTGACCACAGCACAGTCCTCTATGCCAAGCAGACCGTAGATGGCTACCTAAAGGTCGGGGATGAGAATGTCGTGGCAAAGTACAAAGCCGTGATGTCCTACATATCCGAAAGGACAGCAATGGATGCCACCATTACCATCAGCCTAAAAATGGATGATGTCAATAAAGTTGTCAAATTTCTCCATCAAAACAATCTTGATTACGAATTAACTGCACATGTACAATGACACCCCTAAAGGTCAAATTAAACGCCACCATCACCGCTTTTCAGCATGAATACCCAGTTATTATCTTTGCCGAGATACGCCCCGAAAGGGACATCTTGAACTTCTCCCAAGGCGTATGGACATTTAAGGCAAAAGTGACAGATATATGCACATCGACTTCAAATCTTTCCGTAACCCAAATCCTTCAGATAGGAGAGCTTTGGATTCCATTGGCTCAAAAATGGATCAAGGACAACATAGACTTGACCCATTACTACTGGAGCAACCTGCAAGACGCAGAAATCATAGACTGAATACTCCTCCCGCAATTCCGGACCACAAAACCATCACCGATTTCTCGGAATGGATTCTGTGGCCTGGAATTGTCTTTAGGGTAAGAAAGCATGTCAAACACCCTAACCCTAACCACATCAAGGTATACACCGACCAAAAAGGGAAATACACCCATATCGGATGGGCATCCCATCACACCTACTGGAGTCCCTATTGGAAGTACCACACATCCTGCTACTACATCTACATCCATATCCCCACCATAAAATACCACACCATTCGGCAAGAGGACCTATACCTCTGCAATATCAACCCCATAGCCAATAAAGACTACCTCCTCATCTCTATCCTCAACACAGAGGCCAATAACGGCAGTATCATGCGCCAAATAACTTTCCCTGAAAAAAAATTACCTTTATTGGCAAAAAATAATGGTTCAGGCATACCTCCTCACAGACCTTGAAAAACCAATAGCCTCCTACAACACAGTCTACCAATACGCCAAGCTTGAAAGCCAAGCAAGGAAGAATACGGCTCTTTCCACCCAACTAAAAGCCATCTCAGCGGCTGTCTACATCAATCTCCGACACTCCAAGCACCAATCCAAGGTCTACTCCCACCTCCATCGCAATCACATCCAGTTCAGACGCACAAAAGACTGATAACCAACACCTAACGTTGTGTTAAAATTGGTTCATTAATAACTTTACAAAGTTTTCAAATAATTTACAAAAGTCAATTTACTTTTTTCGGGTAAGCGTATTCTCCCTACACTTATTAAAATAATTTAATAAGTCTATTTTGACTGAGCAGATTTGTGAAGGGCACTAAGAGCCTGGTCGAAAAGCTGTCTTGAATTTTTCGCAAACGTTTTCGTACCGATTTTCGTACATTTTCGGTGACTCACCTAATTCACCTATTTTGAGCCGGTTTGCTAAGTTTCTTAGCATTATGCATTTTCGTAATACGTTTTCGGTATGGCAGATCTGATATATAGACAGTCGATCGATGCCGTGACATTGTGGACATGTCATTCAGTCAATCAGTCGTTTTCATTTTCGCCTTCATTGTGTGGCTATAGTATAACTATACCACATGTTTATTGAGACTACTATTTATATACTATACTATATAGAATACTTTCCCGAATTATTCATCACTATATTATATCCATATAGACTACATGAATACAGATACCTTTTAAACGTATTTTAAAGCCTATTTTAGACAATATAATATGTTTTTGATACCATACTATTATCCGACCTATTTTACCGCCTTATTGCGCCTCTAATGAGGTCGCTTGTACTGGACATGTGCCGATAAGGTAGGGACATAAAAAAAGCGGGTATTTAACCCGCTCTTGTTTCTTCATTGTTTGTTGCTTATCTCAATTGATGAATGGAATAAAATATGTTTCCGCTTTCGTTACACCAATTAGTGCCCTGCTTTATGGCATCCGCTCTTGTTTGTGCCATTATAATCCGCTCTCCGGCATCATGGGTTAAAAGGTATCTCAACTCAAAGGTCAAACGTTCGGCACGTCCGGAGTTAAGGTACAATGCATCATCGATGATCAAAAGATAAAGGGTATTCCCTTCGCTATCCTTTACATCGATACATGGCGCATCTCCATTTTCGGTTTTATAAGTCCTATTTTCATATGAACGTCCCCAACCTTTAGCGTGATTTATTGCCATGTCCCAAAGCCTTTCAGGATAATAGTAGATTATCGGTTTCATTGTAATTTGGTTTGTTGGTTTACTTATTAGAATATGAAAATTTCGTTCCCTTTGCCTTCAATGCCTTAATTGCAGCGGATGCATTCGATCCCTTTGCTTGAACGCCATGGATTAAGAGTGCAAATGACTCGTTCCCTTCGATAGCGTGGCTATCGTCGTGGTCGACTTCAAGGGATAAAGCAAGAGCCTCATCCTCAGAAAATACGACCTTTGCGGATTTAATGCCAAGATGCTGAATTAACTCATCATGCCGTCCGCCTTCGCTCAAGGTTAAAACGAGATTATCAGGGATGAGGTGCATATTGTCCGCCACTATGTTGACAGATTTAGTATAAGCATAAAAACGGGTATTTTCTCTGTGCATGGCAACATAGCACCATGCCCTGAAATATGCAGCGTTGAAGAAATCACCTGAAACGTGGATACGAACGATTTTAGCCGACTTGTCAAGGGATGACAAGATTAGCGAAGCCATAGCAAAGGCATCAGTTTTAACCTTTGCCAACATATCAAAATTGTGCCATCTTGCTGCCCTAACATTCGGAAAAGTCGACTCTTGAGAAGCAGCGAAGCAGCGGAACGACATATTTTTTCCGTCTGTGATTTTACCGCTCTGTCGATCAGCATAAGATGCGCAGAGATGAGCCGCCGGACAAGTGTACCCTGCCGGAAGGGAAAAAGTGTAAATTTCCTTTGACAGTTTAGCGTTCCCTTTACCGAAAATTAACTTTTGCATTGTGTTCTGATTTATGGGTTGATGAAATTATAAAGGACATTTTACAGTTTCGGTTTCGGCTTCGATAATGTCGGCCGCATCAATTGACATGTGATATGTATGAGACAGATATCCGTAAAATTTGGTTACATCCAATTTGTCGCAAACATCCTTGGACAATTGATATATACATAATTGCATTGTGTACTCGAAGTAACAATAAACAGTTACTTCATGGCTGCCGTAAGAAACCGGATATATCTCTACGCTTAAAATGTGCAGAAGGTAATCAAAACTGTGTTTAGTGTTCATTGTTTTTGATTTATAGGTTTGATTAATGATTAATAACCTTAAGTGTATAAACGGGATCGACATTTGATACCTTGTATGAATTCATGCTTAACATATATACAGATAATTTTTTAATGTTGGGATAATAGAAAATGACAGTTATTTCATGTTTTTCGTGTTCAGCAATAAAAGGATTAATTGCAATTTCATTAATTGTTAATCCTTTGAATTCCTGGCAAATTTCATTGAGCTTCATACTTTAGATTTTAAGGTTTTAGTACTTACTAATGTTTTCGGCGTTTTTGGTCAATCTTGAAAGGATGAACGCAAGAGCGACAATGCTAATTACTACGAGTGAAAATAAGGCTTCGTGTGACATGGTAAAAGGTTTTTTTGGTTGATGATGCATCAAAGGTAAAGGTATTTTAACATAAGTTCAAAATTTATTTAAAATGTTTTAACAATATTTTTTAATAGGGTCACAAATTAGGACGCAAAGGATCAAAACTGAATACATCGCATTATATATGGCGTTCCTTTGCTATGATGTCAAATTATCGACATATTGAAACGCAAAAAATTGAAATTTGCCGTTTTCCAGGCATTGCTAAGATTTTTAGCAAAATGTCAAATTTGCCATATTTTATAGGTGAGTCGGATATAGTTGTTTATACAACTATTAGCATGCATATTGTTGCATCGACAATAGTTGCATATGCAACCATTTGCTCCGCCAGGCCCATGCCGAGGGTCGGGAGCAGCTCCAGGCAGGCAGG